ACTATGATTAAATTAAAAATTGATGAACAAGAATTCTTATTAGCTGACGAATGGTCAGAGGTAACTTTTGGTCAATATATTGACATTCTGGTTATCCAAGAAAATAAATGGTCAGATTTACAAAAATCAATTAAGATAATTTCAGCTGTAAGTGATAATCCAGTTGAATTGGAAAAAGCTCTTCAAAAAGTAACACTTGATGATTTAGGTGAATTAACTGATATGATTTCTTGGATTAGTAAAGATTTTATTGAAATGACTAATAAGACTGAATCAAAAGATAAGTTTTTTATTGATGGTAAAGAATATGTTATTAAGAAAAACTACAATAAATTATCTATTGGTGAGATGGCTTCTTTAGAAGAATTAATGAAAACTGGTAAATACCATAATCAAGAATTAGCACTTGGTGTTTTATTAAGAGAAGTAATTGATGGTAAAGAAAAAGAATTCAATGATGAAGATTTTTATAATATATTAGAAGTACTTAAATATAAGATAAATTTAATTGATGTATATAAATATATTGTAAATTTTACAAATGGCGAAGCAACGTCTACAATAAAAGTTTCCAAAAGCTTTTCGGTGGTCAAAGTTTAATTACTAAAGATTTAACTGAAGAGCAAATCGAAAAAGTTCTTATTGATGAAAAAATAGAAAGAATAAATGGATTTGGTCGATGGAGTTGGTTTGCGACAATATTGAAAATTGCTGGAGGAGATGGAACAAAATTTGAAGAAGCAAGTAAACTTAACTTTATCTTCTGTCTTAATCTTTTAAGTTTTTGGAAAGAAAAAGATGAAATAGAACAACAAATAAATAAAACACATAAATAAAACAAAGTATAATAATGGCATCATATATATCATATAATAACATAATCGATATCTTAACTGATATAGCTAATCGCCATCAACAAATTAATACATTTTATGTTGGTGAAAATTGGGAAATTGAAAATGATGCTGATATTGTTTATCCTGTTTTTCAAGTTTATCCAACATTAGCAAAGCTTCCTCGTAATGCTTATGGTGAATATAAAACGATTCAAATAAATATGAATTGTAAGGTTGTAGGCCTTACAAGACAAGATAATGAGAATGAACAAGATATCTATTCAGATATGCTTCAAGTATCTCAAGATATTATTAATGAATTAAGTCAAAACCCTTATTTCCAAAATTCAAATGTCTCTATCTTAAATGATATTAGCATTAATCCATTAAATGAATTTAATGATGATTATACAAATGGATGGGAATGGGAATTATCTTTTCAATTAATTAATAATAATACCTGGTGTGGTTTACCGTTTGACCCAATTGAAGGGATTTCTTATAACGGCCCAGTTTCAACTGGTTATACATATACTAATCTTTTTGATTGTAATGACCTTATTGGTTGTCCAATTATTATTGAAACAGAAGATAGACTTACAGTATTAGAATCTATTCTATTTACAAGTAATCAATTATTAACTGGTACCGTTAATTATTTAAGTGGTACAACTTATGATATAACACCATTAACTTATTTGATTCAAGGAATCGTTTATAATGTACCATTAGCAACACAAGTAGTGTTATTAACTGGTGATACATTATATGACCGTATTGATGTTATCTATGCTGATATAAGTGGTAATACAGGTGTTCTTATAGGAGAACCAGCTGATAGCCCAGTAAAACCTATTATTGATACTTTAACACAAGTTGAACTTACTTTTGTTAGTATACCAGCTAATAGTTCAACACCAGCTGGCGTAACTACAACTCTTGTATATGATGAATTTACTGGTCCACCAACTGAATGGACCTTCACAACAAATGCACCTACTAAGATTAGTGCTAGTGCAACAAACGCAGCATATGTCGGTACAAAAAGTATTAGATTTTTAGCAGCAACAACAACCAATAACTTTCAAATGTTTGCTGGAACTGTATTTGATGCAACAACACAAAATACTATACAATTTGCTATTAAAAATAATATTGCTTGGCCAACAGGTCAGCAAATTAGATTGAATTTATATTCAATAGGTGGTACTCAAATAGGTACTACTGTAACAATTGCTAATAGTACTTATGGGTTTTCATCAACTAATCTTACAACTTGGCAATTAATTAATGTACCTATTTCAGCTTTTGCACCAAGTACATCATTAATCGCTTATTTAAGATTTACAGTATTTGGTACTAATGGTACCAATCAATTAAATACAAATATTGATTATATTAGATTTATTACAGGCACACCAACTGTAGCTACATTCCCAAATTGGAGATATATCAAAGGTGATTTAGCAACTACAATCGATGCTACAACACCTAATAATACACTTACAATTAGTGGTGGTACAAATATTGGTTCAAGAGTAACAGGTACAAATACTTTAGTTATTGATATGGACCCTAATATTAGATTAACTGGTTTAACAGCTACAACAATATCAGCTACAACATATCAAGGCTTACCAACATCAAATAATTTTTATACAACAGGTGCTACTATTAGTAATAATATAGCTTATTTTGATAGAAATGATACTCTTAGTGCATACACACTTAATCTAAGTGCATTTACATCAAATGATATATATGTTACTGGTGGTACTTATAATCCAGTTAATGGTACAACCACATTATTACGTAATGATGGTGGTACCGTTGTTGTTAGTGGTTATTATACTGGAGCAACAGAATATTGGACATCTGGTAGTACTGGTTCATATTCAATTAAAGCAGTTAATGATACTACAATTGATTCTACAGGAAATTATTCAGTAGCAGAAGGATTTAATACTCTAGCAAGTGGTAATTATTCACACGCTGAAAATGAAGCTACTCAAGCACTTGGTGAAAGTTCACACTCTGAAGGTAATCAAACAATAGCTGAAGGTAATTATTCACACGCTGAAGGTATTAATACTTGGGCATTCAACGCTAATTCACACGCTGAAGGTTCTAATACTCAAGCACTTGGTGAAAGTTCACACTCTGAAGGTACTTTTACAACTGCTGAAGGTTATAGTTCACACGCTGAAGGTCAATTAACAATAGCTCAAGCTAATTCAAGTCACGCTGAAGGTCTTTCTACAACAGCAATTGGTGATGAAAGTCACGCAGAAGGATATCTTACAATAGCTAATGGTATTGCAAGTCACGCTGAGGGTACTCAAACAACAACAATTAACCAATCAAGTCACGCTGAAGGTGCTGCAACAACAGCAATAGGTGAAGCAAGTCACGCAGAAGGTAATGGTAATATAAGTTATGGTTCTGGTAGTCACGCAGAAGGATATCTAGATAGTAAATTTGGAGCAAGTATTGCAATAGCAAATGGTTCACACGCTGAAGGTTCTGGAACAAAAGCTGGAGCATTAGCTTTTCTTGGTAAATCTATAATTAATGGAGTTGTAACAATTGAAACATCTTATGGTGATGTTTTAACTAATTTATATACATCACCTAATATTGATTCAGTTTATCTAAACGATGTTGATTTTGATGGTATGATTGGTGTTGTCGGTAATTTAACTATTACAGGTGGTACTTTCAATGGAACTAATACTATTATATATTTAAACACAAGTGATAGTTTATATGATACTGGAAATGGTTTATATATATTCAATCAAATGAAACCATTTGAATCAACAGCTGATATGATTATTGGATATGCAAATCATAGTGAAGGTAGTGTAACTAAAGCATTTGGTTTTAATACCCATAGTGAAGGAAGTTATACAATAGCACTTGGTGATTTAAGTCACGCTGAAGGTAGTGGTACAATAGCTAATGGTCAAGCATCACATAGTGAAGGTGAAAGTACAACAGCTAATGGATATGTTTCTCATACTGAAGGTTATTTTACACAAGCTAATGGATTTTCAACTCACGCTGAAGGTGCTCTAACAACAGCAATCGGTGATTCAAGTCACTCTGAAGGCGATACAACAACTGCAATAGGTCAAGCAAGTCATACTGAAGGTAATTTAACATATGCTATTGGTAATTATAGTCACGCTGAAGGTCAAGCTACAACAGCTGAAGGATATATGAGTCATTCTGAAGGTGCATTTACAAAAGCTATTGGTAATCATAGTCATTCTGAAAATTATAGCACACAATCAATTGGTACATCATCTCACGCTGAAGGTTCTGATTCAATAGCACAAGGTGAAGCGAGTCACGCTGAAGGTGTATATACAACAGCTGTAGCATTAGCTTCACATTCTGAAGGTTTTCAAACAATAGCTAATAACATATATAGTCACGCTGAAGGACAACAAACACAAGCACTTGGTGAATCATCACATTCTGAAAATAGAAAAACAATAGCAACAGGAAATTATTCTCACGCTGAAGGTAATGAAACAACTGCAATAGGTATTGCAAGTCACGCTGAAGGTAATTTAACAACAGCTACTGGTGCTGCTAGTCACGTTGAAGGTTTTTTAACAACGTCTATTGGTAAAGCAAGTCACGCTGAAGGTGAAAGTACTCAAGCAATAGGTGATTCAAGTCATACTGAAGGTAGTTATACAACATCAATTGGTATTTCAAGTCACGCTGGTGGTTCTAATTCAATAGCTAGTGGTATAACAAGTTTTGTTCACGGTGAATATTCTCAAGCAAATGGTAATGGTACAATTGTATTAGGTAATAATTTAACTGGTACAACAGATAATACTGTATATGTAAATAAATTAAATATAAAAGATGTACCAGCTGGTACTAGTATTAATAATATAGGTATTGATATTAATGGTGACGTTATTATTGGTAATATTGGAGTTCAATCTGTTACTGGTATTAACGTTGATAATACAGACCCTTTGAATCCTGTTATTAATCCTCAAACCACAATATATAGTCTAGGTAATAATAATTATATTGATGTTAATGATACTCAAATTCAAATATTTACAGATGATGGTCTTAGTAGTCAAGATATTATAATAACAGCTGGTGATTTCCAAATAGATGGTGAAAGTATAGTTGTCTTTAGTGATTTACCAACTAAGACTTCTGAATTAATTAATGACGGTGATGATGGTATTTCTCACTTTATAACTTTAAATGATTTACCATCAAATATATTTTTATATTCAACAACAGCAACAGATGTACCAACAGGTTATGGTGTATTAGTTACTAGTATAAATGACCCAGATTTTGATGTAACAGCAGTTGATGTAAGTACAGGACCGATAACAACTACAGCACAACCTGTTGGTGACTTAATATCAGCAGCTAATATTATTGTTGGTAATCCTGGTGTATTCAATGTTACAACAACAGGTAACATAAGAAAAGTAAGTGGTAGTGGTACTGCTGATTTTTATTTTGAAGCTTATAAAAGAGATGCTGGTGGAACTGAAACACTTATAACAACATCAGTTAATACTATACCTGTAACAAATACTACTTATTCTCAATTTTCAACAACTGGTTTGTGGAATAATGGTGATTTTATATCAACAGATAGAATTGTATTAAAGTTCCACGCTAATAGAATAGCTGGTGGTTCAGACCCAGTTTATGAATTTCAATTTGGTGGTGGTAATCCAGTTAGAACACTTTTACCAGTTCCTTTAACAGTAATTCCTAGTTCATATATATTTACAGGTGGTACTGTAACTGGACCAACTAACTTTACAGGTGGCCTTACAGCTAGTACAATGACATCAACAACTTATTATGGCGATGGTAGTAATCTTACTGGTATTAGTGTACCACCTAGCGTAAACTTATTTAATTATTATAACTTTATATAAAAACAAAACAATATGATGACTTACACAGCCCCAGATGGGCATATAATCGAATCTTTACCATATCCACAAGAAGTAATTTATTCTTGTGTTTGTGAAGGAATAGTTGATGGAATCTATGATTCAATAGAAACAACAGGAGCAGCAACTATTATCGGAATACAACAAATCAATATAAGAAGATTAGTTGAAAATAACAATATGACTATATCAATTATAATGAGTTCTGATGAAGAACTAATTGAATATCAAAATAACAATAAAACAATATAAAATAATATGGCAACAAATACATCAAACCCAACACCAATATTCATTAATCAAGGTAATCTTACACCTGGTAGAATATCAGCAGCAAATACAGCATCAGATGGTACTGGAGCATTAGTAGCAGTTGTTACTGCAACAGCTGATGGTACAAGAGTAGATGGTGTTAGATTTACTAACTCATCAGCTACATTAGGAGCAGCTGCCGCTAAGGTATGGAGAATATTCTTATCTAATACAAGTGGTACAAGTTTTAGATTAATTGGAGAGATAATTGCAGCGGCAGTTACTCGTTCAGCAACAGTTGCTGGTCAAACAGCTATATATTCATTTGACCAACCTATAATTATGCAAAGTGGTCAAATTATGTCTGTATGTCAATCAGTATATACAACAGCTCTTGACCAAACTGATGCAATAGCTTACGCTGGAAACTATTAATAGAATATGGCAATCATAACAAAAGCAGCAAATGGGACAAGTTGGGGTAATTCAGCAAGTTGGTTTGGTGGTGTAGTACCAGGACCAACAGATACTGTTATATTTGCAGCAATTTCTAGTAGTGTTGATGTAGATGTAGCATTTGCAGAATGTGCTGGTATAAATTTTACTAATTATGTTGCCACAATAACATTTACACTACCATTAAAAGTTAATGGTAGTATTAATTTAGGAACAGGTGGTTATACACAAGCTGGTCCTTCTGGATTAGCTCTTATAAATACAAGTAATATTACATCAAATGGAGTTATTTGGTCAAGAACTTTAACATTCCAAGCTGCTACATTTACTACTATATTAAATGATAATTTATTCGTAACTGGTGCTATTTTATCAACAGGTGCTTTTATTCATACAATAAATGGAAATACACTATATGTTGGTGGTAACTTATCAATGGTATCAAATGGTATTTTAGGAACAACAAATATAATATTTAATGGAACAGGTACTTGGTTAAATACAGGTGCTATTGCTGGAATAAAAAATAATGTTACAATAAATACAACAGGTACTTTAACCATAGGTGCTAATATTTATTATAATACAGGTACATTAACTTATATTTCTGGTGATGTTGATACAGGCACAAATAATAGTATATTAAATATTGCAACCACAGCTACATTAAATACAAATGGGGTGATTTGGAATAATATTATAGCTAGTCCTGGAACATATACATTAACTGGTAACTTAAGTTGTAAAAATTTTACGGCTGGTGGTGGTGCTGTTACTTTTAATAGTTCTGGTGGAAATATTTATATCCTTGGTAATTTATTACATAATGGTGGTGGTGCTATGATAGGTACTGCAAGTATTAACTTGATTGGTACTGGAACTTGGACCGATACTGCTGCAAATGATATAAGGAATAATCTAATTATAAATACACCTGGTACAATTACTATGGTTGGTAATATTTATTATAATACAGGAACATTAACATATATCAATGGAACAGTTAACGCTAAAAATTCTAGATTAACTATAAGTATAGCCGCAACATTAATAAATTGTCATAAAATTAATTTTGATAGAATACTAATTACTAGTGGTATAATAATAACAATGAATGAGTTTTTTAGTGGAAGTCCTAGTCTTAAAACTACGATATCTCCAACAGTATTAACAACTAACTATACAATTGCTTTTCAAGATAAATTTGAAAAATTCACCAAATTTGTAAATATAAATAATTGTACCTTATCAAAACCACAACAATTATTATCTATTACAGATATGCCTAATAAAAAAACTAATAGAGGTATAAGATATCTTAATCAAAGCCCGAATGGTATTAGTAAAGTAGATGCAACAGTAAGAAATGTTATGACATTTGGAGCTGGTGGTATGGTAAACGACCCAAATATGTAATATTATGCCAACAAAAACTAAACAAGATATAAAAGGATGTTATGCCCAATGGGGTGAACACGGTGCTAAATATTACTATATTTGTGGTAATGAAGAAGCAAGACAAAACGCAGTTGATAAAGCAAATACTCAAGCAAGAGCTATTAAATCAGAATCTCTAGCCAAATTAAAGGTTTCATTTGATTATGATGGTGTATTATCAACTAATAATGGAAAAGAATTAGCTAAACAAAGAATATCTAATGGTGATGAAGTTTATATAATTACAGGTAGAATGGAATCAGATAAAAATTCAGATATTTATTCAATTAGCAAAGAATTAGGTATTGATAGGAATCATATATATTTTACCAACCATAAAGATAAATGGGAACAAGTTAAACATCTTAATATTGATACACATTATGATAATAATGCTGAACAAATCGATAAAATAAATAAAAATACTGATACAAAAGGTATTTTAATCTAAAACGATTTAGAAATGGATTTAAAATTAAATAAAATAGAGACTGAAATAGAGAACTTAATCAAAGCTAAGATAAAGGAAAAAGGCTTAGTTTCAACTGGTAAGATGCTTAATAGTATTAAGGTTAAAGCATCAAATGGTGGTTTTAAGGTAGTTGGTGTTGATTATTTTGAATATGTAAATAATGAATATCATATAACGGATGAAGTTTTCAATAGTAAAGAGTTCATAGATTTATTAATGAATGAAGCGACTGAACAAATTGGTAATGATTTGTTCAAAGAATTAGAATAAACATCAAATTTAATTGATATACTTACTATTAAATATCAATTATGGCAATACAAATTTTAGATTCACCAGCGTTATTTACACCTGTTTACAATAATCAACCATTAGTTATTAAGGTAGAATCAGATAAAACAACTGAAGAAGCGTTTAATTTTATATTTGATTTATATGTAAATGGTAATTTTGTAAATAGAGTTAATCTTTTACCAAGACCAGGAACAACTGAAACATTATATTCACCAGCAAGAATATTAGAATCTTATGTTTCATACGATAGAGATTCATATATTATACAAGGTGACACTAATAACTTAAATGATGTTGTTGAATGGAGAGTTGAATGTGGTGAGGAATATATTTTCTATTGGCCATTTTATGATACCCAAATTAATCCATCTGATATATTAACAAGATTAGTAAATTCTGGAGATACTAAACACTTATTTTTAATTGGTGATAAAATCATAGTTGACACACCACTTTACCCTTATTTTAGTGGTGTACATACAGTTGTTGATGTCATAGATGATTATACAATCGTTATCAATAAACTTTTTGTAGTAACACCTACTAATCCTGGCAAAGCAACTTGGGCTGATAAAAGAAAAACAGAATATTTAAACTCTGAATTACTTCCAGACCCAGAATTCCTTAATCAAGCTTATTGGTCATCTTACGGACCAGATGCGAGTGGTAACGCTATTGCATTAAATGGTTTTGGCCAATTAAACTGGACACAATATTCAGCATCGACATTCTTAACTAAATATACACAAGCAAGTGCTGTTACATTTAATACTGGTATTGCTTATACAGTAACTTATGAAGTATATGATACATATCCAGCACTTGGTTTACAAACATCATTTGTTGTTCTTGGTGATACAATAGGTATTACACATAGTGGTACTGGTATATTCACAGAAACAATTATTTGTGGTTCTGGTAATGATTTAAAACTATATGGTAATAGTACTGGAACTGGTCTTCAAGGAATAACATTTAATAGTATTAGTGTTACACAAGCAATTAGTGGTTATTCTTTTAATGGTGTTATTCAATATAATGAAGCATCACAAGATGTATGGGAGGCTTATTGGAATCGATATAAAATGAATATAGGATTAATACCTCCTTATGGTAAGTTTTTAACTAATCAACCTTCAATCGTAAAAACAAAAATTAATGATTTAGGTAGTATTGGTTGGATAAATTATGATAATCAAGAGGTTACACCTAATAAAAGATTTTATATGGTAATAGCTGGATATGATTCAAATGGTATGGCAAATACACCATTACCAATTGAGATATTAAATATGTCTCCAACTATTCCAACAGGACCAGAAAATAGAATTATTGAATTTGGGGTATACCCAGAGAACTTAAATATGTGGGCACAATCTAATTTAGGTGTGAATATAATAGATGATTCTACTTTTTATTATACAGCTCAATTATATCTTGTTGAAGATATTATAACTAACCCATATGCTTTTCAACCTATATCAGAAATTAAAACTTTTGAGATAGATAGAACTTGTAGTAAATATGAACCAGTTAGATTTATGTTTTTAAATTCATTAGGTCAATTTGATTATTATAATGCGACTTTATTAAGTAGAACTACTATAAGCGGTACAAGAGATACTTTTGTAAAAACGCTTGGATATGGTTATCAAATTGGTGATAGAGGTAAAACGATAATTAATGTTAATAGTCAAGAAAATTATATTATAAATACTGATTGGGTTAATGAAGAAACAGCTAATTGGTTAAGTTATGAATTTTTCAATTCAACTGAAATATATATAATCGATAGTGTAAGTCAACAAATAATACCAATTATATTAGACACAACATCAATAGAACCTAAGAAAAGAGTTAATGATAAATTGATTAATTATACTTTTAATTATTCAAAAGCAGTACCTTTAAACACTCAAAGAAACTAATATGGTAGAATTATTCATAAATGGAACCGACTCAGCTGTCGGACAAATAACTTTATATGGTGATGAACCATTAAGTCTTAATATAAGTATTCAAGATGTTAAAGATATATCAAAAAGGAATTCAACCTTTTCACAAACCTTCACAATACCAGCTGATAGAAATAATAATACATTATTAAATCATATATTCAATATTGGAGCCGATAGTTCATTTGACCCAAGTCAGAAAACACCTTCATTTATTTTGAATGATGGTATGCCAGTTTTTAACGGTCAATTTCAATTAACAAAAATAAATGTTAAAAATATGAATGTGATTAGTTATGAATGTGTTGTATATGGTGAGATGATTGATTTGGTAAAATCATTAGGTGATAGTTTATTAACTGATTTAGATTATTCAGAATTAGACCATATATATAGTAGTGAGAATATTGAAAATTCTTGGACATCTGATACTAGAACATTAGGATATTATTATCCGTTAATAGATTATGGTTATGATTTAAGTATAGAAGAATTAAATTCTGGTATATTATCTATTGTTGTTGATTCTGGTGAACCAACATCAGCAACATCATTAGCAATAACTGATTCAACAAAATTATGGAGTTTAAATGCTTTTGTTGGTATGACATTATATATTATAGAAGGTTCTGGTTTTGGTCAGTCAAGAACGATTGTATCAAATACATTAACAACAATAGGAATATCAACAGCTTGGAATACAATACCAGATAATACATCTGTATATCAAATAACTAGATTAGATACAACAAATCCATATAGTTCAACAGGTAACGGTTTAAGTCCTTTAATATTTAAACCAGCTTTAGGAAATACTTATTTAATTCAAAAAATACTTGATAATGTTGGATTTATTATAAATCCAGGCTTTATTGATACAAGTGATATTATAGGACAAACTATCATACCGTTTAACGGTAATTCTAATAATGTATTACCTAATGAATATATGGATGAATTTTCATTTAGAGCTACAATGCCAGATGCTGTTTCAAATAGTACAACTTGGTCAAATATATTTACTTTTGATGATACAACAACACCACCAAACTTTGATAATGGTAATTTATTTGATTATGAAACATATCCAGGTCAACCAGTAACAGAATGGAAATATAGATATGTTGCTGATAGACATTCAGCACAATCTTTTGTTATAAATTTAAGATATTATTTTTATGGTTATAATATAGTTGCTAATAAATATTTAGATGTTAATTTTTATAGACAAGCTGGTCCAACTGGAACTCCTGTATTATTTAGTACTCATCATTATGACCTTGGTATACCATTACTTAATGTTGATTACAATTTAACTATTGAATCAAAAATATTGGATAGTCAAACAACACCAGGATTAGAACCATTAGCACCAGGTGATATAGTTTATGCTACTTATTTATGGCAATTTGGTGGTGGTAATCACTTAATAGCTATAAGAGGTGATGATACTTATATGTATAATAAGATAAGTCCACAATTAGTACCAAATGGTAAATTATTTTATAATAGTATGGTTCCACCAAATATTAAACAAGTAGATTATATTAAATCTATTATAACAATGTTTAATTTAATGGTTATACCAAATAAAAATGATGCAAAAAGATTAACATTAATACCAAGAAATGATTATTATGCTGCTGGTGAAATTAAGGATTGGACTAATAAAATAGACCATACTGAAAAAATAGAAGAAACTTTAATATCTGAACAACAATCAAAATCAATTAAATTATCATATAAAGAAGATAAAGATTATTATAATGCTAATTATAAAGAAGAGACTAACACAGTATATGGTCAATATATTCAATATATAGATAATGAATGGGTAACAGGTGAAAAAAAGATTGATGTTATATTTAGTCCAACACCAGTTGATAGAGTAATAGGTTCAACTGATATTTATGCACCTAAAATAGCTAAAAGAGATGAAAAGTCTGGAATATATGGTAGAACAGATTTTAATTTAAGGTTCTTAAGAAAGAATGCATTACCTATGGCTACTCAAAATACTATTCAATTAGAAGATATGCCACCTAGAAATTCATATCCATATTGTGGCCATCTTGACCATCCAATTAATCCAACAATAGATTATAATTTTGGTGCTGTTGATTTTGTTTATTATGAAGGTTTATCAACAATGACTCCTCATAATTTAGTTTATGATTATTGGAAACAATATTTAGATGATATAAATGATAAGAATTCTAAATTAATTAAGTGTAAAATATATTTAACACCAGATGATATTGCCCAATTTAACTATAATGATTCTATTTATATTGAAGGTTTAACAAGTGATGGTGGTCATTATTTTAATGTTAATAAGATTAATTATATACCAACAAGTAATTTACCATCAACTATTGAGTTAATAAAAAATACTAATATACCGAAAGAAGAACTTGAAGGAAAAGCTATACGTAATAATTTATTAAATCCAATTAAATATATTGATTTAGGTAATGAAAATTTATCAAAATCAGCTGGAGCTATTGTATTAGGTGATGGTAATAACGTTGATATTGGTTCAAAAAATACATTTATTGCTGGTAATAATAATGTTGTTGGTAATTCAAGTAAATCATATGTTGTAGGTAATAATGTAACTATTGGTAGTGGGGTTATTGATGCATACATTTTTGGTAATAATGTTATAGTTGAAAATCCTATTATAACAACAACCGTTGGTACAGGTGTAACTGCAACCACTGTAGTGCTTTCTGGTGTAACTATATTCGGTAATGATTATACAGCAACTACTAGTAATACTGTTTATGTACCAAATATGCAATTTACAAGTACAGGTTCAACTATTAACGGTGTTCCAGTTAGTGCTGTTACAACAAGTGCATCATTATGGACATCTGGTTCTACAGGAAGCTATAATATTAGAGCAGTTAATGACACTATTATTGATGCTACTGGTAATTATGCATATGCTGAGGGTGCTGCTACAACAGCTGTTGGTATTGCAAGTCACGCTGAAGGTTCTAATACAGTAGCTTTTGGTACTGCAAGTCACGCTGGTGGTATTGAAGCTATCGCAAATAATACCGCTGAATGGGCACGAGCTGGTCAAGGTAGTTATGGACAATATGGTTTTGTTGATTTCTTTGGAGCTTCAACAACTGCTGCACTTGGTGAAATTTTTATTGGTGGTGGTGTAAATGAAAGATTTAGTATACCAACTGATACGGCATTTAGATATCGTTTAAATATAATTGCAAGAGTACCAGCTACTGGTGATGTTAAAGAATGGGAAGCACTTGGTTTAATTAAAAATGTAGGTGGAACAACATCTATTGTTGGTTCATCAAATACTTCAACTTTTGCTGATGCTTCTTTAGCTACAGCTTCAATTGGTGTAAGTGCTGATAATACAAATGATAGTCTTTTAGTTGAAAGACTTGGTGTTGCTGGTACAACTATTAAATGGTATGGTAGACTTGAATACGTAAAAACACTATAAACTAAAAAAATAAGAATAATACTTACAATATATGGCTAATAAAGAATTTGAAATTTATATAAATACCGTTGTTAACAACGGTGAGGCGGTTAAAAATATAACTGACCTTAAAAACGCTATTGCTGAACTTGAAGCTGATTCGAATAAATTGAATTTAGGTTCAGAAGCATTTGAAAATTCTAAAAATCAAATTGATGGCCTTAAAAAACAATTAGAATCTCTTAGTAAATCTCAATCTAAATTAGATGATGAATTAAATGCTAGAGCCGAAGAACATTTAGCTAAAAGAGCTGAACGTATGGAGAAGGTTGGTAATGACTTAGCTAAATTTGCTGCTGGTGTTACTGATGCTTTTGCTGGTGCTTTTATAGCATTTGGAGCTGGTGAAGAAGATGCTAAGAAATTTAATGAAACCCTTCAACAAGGATTAGGTATTGCAATAGGTGTTAAAGGTGGTATAGAAGCATTAACAGCTGGTGTTGAATTAGCTGGCCCAGCATTTGAGGCTTTTAACGCTATTATGGCTGCTAATCCAGCTGGAGTAATTCTTGTGGCAGTTGCTGCTTTAGCGGCTGGTATTTACTTATTAGTAAATGCTATGAAAGAGGAAGCTATTCAATCACAAGTTGTTGCTGATGCTGTAAATAGAAATAAACAAGCTCACATTGAGAATGAAAAGGTATTAGTAGAAATAGATAGAGCTCGTAGGTTAAGATTAGGTGAGCTTACAAAGCAAGGTGCTGAAACTGAAAAGATGCAGCAAAAAAACCGAGAAGAGATTACTGCTAATATCAAAAAACATCAAGAAGATATAAGTAAACTTGAAGCTGATTATGCTCAATATAGATTTACAAGGAATCAAAAGCAAGTTCAAATAGCATCAGATATAGATGCTAGAACAGGTGAAGATAGAAATGAACTTTTAAGAAAGAGAACAGAAAGAGAATTTAAGAACTTTCAGTCAGCTTTAGCAAGTTTAAATGATGAATTCTCAAAAGCTAATAAGGAAACAGCAGCTAAAAACTTAAAAGTAGCTACAGAAGAAATAGCTAAATTAGATGCTGCTGATAAAGAGGCATTAGAAAAGAAATATAGTGATAATTTAGAAGCACAAGAAAGATTAAGAATAGAATTATCAGATGGTAGAGAAAAAGAATTATTACAACAAAAGAATACTTATAAAGAAGAATTAAAAACTTCAGCTGGTAATGCTGAACTTAGAAAAGATGTAGAAGATGATAATAGATTAAAAATATCTGACATAAATTATAAGTGGGATAAGTTAGAGAAAGAGGCGAATGATAAAAAGAATGCTGAAATAGCAGCAGCTGACCAAGCAGCATATGATTATTTAGGAACACTTATAATAAATAGTAGTGATGATGAGGCAGAAAAGATAGCAGCAGCAAACGCTAAAAAATTAGCCTTATCATTAGAATATTATGCAGCTCAAGAAAAGCTTAGATTAGAAGCTGAAGCAAAGCGTAAAAAAGAAATTGCTGATGTTGAGAAGGTATTAGAGGATTCACTTGTTGCTGCTTTTGATAGAATGAATACTGCTGCTGGTGATTTAGGTTCATCTATTGTAAGTAATTTAGGTTCAGCGTTTAAGGTAATGTCTGATGAAGCAGCAACTAATGTAGAAAAAGTTACCGCTGGATTAAATGCTTTAGGTTCTATATTAGGAGCTGTAGCTGAATATAATTCTCAAGTAGCGGAAGAAAAAGTAGCTCAAAATGAAAAAGAATTAGAAGATACTATATCTAATCTTGATGCTCAAAAGGAAGCTGAATTATCAAAAGAAGGTTTAACTGCTGACCAAAAGATAGAGATTGAAAATAAATACGCACAACAAAAATATGCTTTAGATTTAGCAGAATATAACAATAACACTGCAATAAAGAAAAAAGCTTTTGAACAGGATAAAAAATTAAAAATAGCTCAAGCAGTTATATCAACTATAACTGGTGTTATTTCAGCAGTGACTGGTATGATAGCGGCAGTTCCTGGTCCTGTAGGTATTGTATTAGGTGTAGTAGCTGGAGCAGCAGTAGCGGCAATGGGTGCTATACAAATAGCTCAAATACAAAAACAAAAATTTGATGCTGGGTCACCACCAGCACCACCAACATTACAAGTACCATCTGGACAAGGTGGTGGAGCTATGGAAGGTGGTGCACAACAAGGTCCTCAATTATATACTGCTGGAGCTGGTGATACAGGGATAACAGGTGGTCAAGGATTTAGAGCAGCTGGACCACCACCACCTCCACAAAAAGTATATGTGGTAAGTCAAGAAGTAACATCATCACAAAATATGGATGCTGTTATTGAAAGAAGAAGTTCATTTTAAAACATAAATATAAAAAATAACACATACAATTATGATAAATCAAGAAAAATTACCTTGTAAAGAATTTAAAATAAAAGAAAATGGGAAAGAATTTGGTGACCTTGAGGCTATCTCAATTGTTACTGACCCAGCTATTGAAATGTCTTTTCAATTATTTGAAAAAGCTAACATCAATCATTTTGCTAGTGCTCCTATGTCTTCTGATAAACAAAGAATTACAGGACCAGTTATGGTACCATATAAAAAGATTCTTCGTCAAGATGAAAATAAAGAATATTATATGGGTTGGTTTTCTGAACAAACTATTATTGATTGTGCTCAAAACTATTTACGTAAAGGTCGTAATCGTTCTGGTAATCTTGAACATTTAGAAGAATATACAAAAGATTTTTATGTATTCGAATCTTGGATAGTTGAAGACCCAACTAATGATAAATGTAATGCACTTGGGTTTAAAGATATTCCTAAAGGTACTTGGTTTGTAACATATCAAGTAACAAATAAAGATAAATGGAATGAAATTAAAAATGGTTCTTATACTGGTTTTAGTGTTGAAATCGATGCTGCTTTATTTTCATCATCAATAACTGAAGATGATATTAAAGCTATTGTATTCAATTCTGAAATGACTGATGAAGCTAAAGAAATCAAATTGAGAGAGTTACTTAAATAAAAAGTGAAACAAAATAAAATAACAAAACACATACAATTATAAACAAGAAAATTATGAATTTAATCGATAAAATCAAAATGCTTTTCGAAGCAACACCAGTAGAAGCTAGCTTCTTAGATGCAAAATTAATAGATGGAACCATTGTTCGTGTTGAAGGTGATTCATTTAAAGTAGGTGATGCTGTTAAGGTTATTACTGAAGCTGGTGAAACAGTTCAAGCACCAGAAGGTGAACACGAATTAGAAGATGGTACAGTTATCGTAATTGATGCTGAAGGTAATATTACTGAAGTTAGAAATATTGAAGCTGAAATGGCTGAAGAATCTCCAGTTGATGCTATCGAACCAACAGTTGAAATGGCTGAAGAATCTCCAATTGAAGAAGTAGTTGAAACAGTAAGTGAAACTGAATTAGCTGATAGAGTAGCAGCATTAGAAGAAGCTTTATATATGTTAATTGAAAAATTACAAAACAACCAAGCTGAAATGACTGCAACAAAAGAAGCTTTATCTAAGGTAACTGCTGAAAAGGAATTACTTGAAAAAGCACCAGCAGCTAAAGCTGTTATAACAAAGAAATTTGAAAAAACTGAAGTAGTTAAATCAACTTCAACAAATAGAATTGCTGATTTATTAGCAAATAACACAAAAAAATAAAAAACCCTATAAGGTTTAAAAAAAATTAAAAAACAAAAAAACAAATTATGGCATTAAATGTAAGTGGTATTGTAACTTGGTCTGATGAAATCAGTGCTGGGTTAGTAAAAGAAATCCTTTTAAAAGCAACAACAGTAAACGGTGACTTAGTTACTAGAATGTTCGGTGTTAAAGGTAACGCTGTTAAATTAAACAACGTTAAAACAACTATCAACGCTTCTAGCGTATTATGTGGATTCGTAGCAACAGGTTCTACAATCTTAAATCAAGCAACTCTTAACCTTTGTCCAATTAAATTCCAAGATGCTATCTGTCTTGAAACTCTTGAGCAATACTGGTATTCTTGGGAAATGGAAAACCAATATAATACAGAATCATTAGGTTCTTTCGAATCTACATTCTTAGATAACAAAACTGAGTATATTGCTAAGGAATTAGACAAAATCGCTTGGAGAGGTAATAAATTAACTGGTACTGGTAACTTAGCATTATGCGATGGTTTCTTAGAAAACGCTAGATTATTATCAGCTTCTACAGTTAACGTTGCTAAAACTGCTTTAACAGCTTCTAATGCTTATGCAGTAGTTGATGCTATCTTAGCTGTTGTTCCAGAGGTTATCCTTGAAGATGTAACATTATTTATGAGTCCAGCAGATTTCCAAATCTATTTAACTTCATTAAGAGGTCTTAACTTATTCAACTATGCAACTGATGCAAAAGGTGTTGAAATGATTAATCACCCAGGTTCTATTGGCTTAACAGTAAAACGTACAAACGGTTTATCTGGTGTAGCTTCTGGTACATTCTTAGCAACTGCTAAAGACAATATCGTTTTAGGTATTTCTGATGCTGCTGATTTAGATTTCAAAACTTGGTATTCTCAAGATAACCAAGAATTAAGATTAAACGCTAAGATTAAAATTGGTACTGCATTCTACTTCCCAGAATTAGTTGTTAAAGTAGCATAATAAAAAATAATAATAACCTATAAAATAAAGCTAGTTAATTTTAGCTAGCTTTATTTAAAAGGTATAAATACTTAAAACAAAATATAAACATATGTCGTGTATACTTGGAACAGGTTATTCTTTAGAATGCCGTAACAATACTGCTGGGGTTGATGAAATTTACATCAGAAGCTTTAGTGGTGCAACAACTTATAGTTATGATTCTAATGGAGTTATAACTGGGTCAACTACTCCATCTGGTGGAACTTATTACCGTTTTGCTCAAAGAGCTGAAACTGCTAATTTTATGCCAGGTGTTGGTGAACATAATATCGAGAATGGTACCAATATGTGGGCTCAAACTCTTGATATGAACTTTACAAAATATCAAGCAAGCCTTAGAAACTTACTTTATGATTTAGCCTTAGCTGAATTAGACGTTATCGTTAAAACTCAAAATGGTTCTTTCTTTAAAATGGGTGAATTTAATGGTTCAAACTTAACTGCATCTAACGCTAGCGTTGGTAAATCGTATACAGACCTTCAAGGTGCTACTGTTACACTTACTGCACGTGAGCCTAAGCCAGCAGCTGAAATGTCTAGTACATTTTTCGCATCTCTTACAATAGTTTAATCAACTATTTAAACTTAACTAAAAAGCTTTGTCAGTCCTTGGCGAAGCTTTTTTGCTTAAACAAAATAATGCTAATTAATACTTACAATTATAATGATACTAAATCAAAATCAATCAAATAATGTTATTCTTACCTTGAGTGAGTCTGTAAGTTATACTGGGTCTCCAGTGTATTTTTTATTTCATTTATATAATCTTACTACACACGAAGAGAAGTTATTTACTAGTCCAGATTTATCAACTAATATCATTAGATTTAATAAATTTAATTGGATACTTACAGGAAGTACTTCTGAAAATCTTACAGGTGGGACAATAAGTATTCAACCAGATGGTGAGCTTTATCTTGATGTTTATCAGATGAGTAATCCAACTAATTTAGCTATTAGTGGAACAACTGGTATCGTGATTGAAAATCAATTAGTTCAAGTAAAAGGAACTCAACTAGATAGAATAACATACAGCTATAGTGGCACACCTTCAACCTATTTAGGTTATGAAGGCTAAATATTAAAAATATGGAAATTAAAACAAATAAAGAAAAATTCTTCGGTAATACAGCAATTGATGTTGTTGGTACACCATTTATAAATGAATCATTTGGTCGTAATGATTGGGTTATGTTCGGTAATGATAATCTTTGGCCACAAGAATTACTTAGAATCTATCAAAATAGTTCTCCACTTCATACAGGTCTTTGTAAAAAGAAAACTGATATGATTGCTGGTCTTGGATTTAACCCAATTGCTGGGCTTGAATCACTTATAGCTAATGAATTCTCTAAAGAAGATTTAAACATTATTGTTTATAAAACAGCAATGGACCTTGTATTATTTGGTGGATATTATCTTCAAGTTATATGGGCTAAGGGTGGTAAACAAATTGCACAAATTGAACATATTCCATATGAAAAAGTAAGAGCACAAAAACCTTGTGCTAAGGATTATTTTGGTGAACCAAATGAAACTGATGAAGTTCTTAATTATTATATCTCAAAAGATTGGGCTAGAACTAGACGTGGTGAAAATGAACCTAAATTAATCACAGCATTTGACCAAAAATTAGCGGTTGAATGTCCATCTCAATTATTAGCGACTATGTCGTATACACCTGGAATGGAATATTATTCATTACCAGATTATATGTCTATTGTTAATTGGTTGAAGCTTGATTATAATATTAGTGTATTTCATTTAAAATCAGTTACTAATGGTTTTGCTCCTAGTATGATTATTACTATGAAAGATGGTGCACCAACTGATGAAGAACGTCAAAAAGAATATCTTCAATTAAAAGAAAGATATGCTTCAGCATTAAATGCTGGTGATTTCCTTTTGGTATATGCTGATTCAGACGCTACAGCACCTACATTCACTCCAATTCAATTAAATGATAGTGATACTCGTTTTAAAGACCTTATGGTTCAAATGAACCAAGAAATATTGGTAGGACACGGGGCAACATCACCTGTTGGTGGTATTGAAACTTCTGGTAAATTAGGTTCTGCTGATGAGATTAAAGATGCATATAAATTATTCCAATTAACTAAGATTGCTCAATTTCAAGAAATAATTGAAAGAACTTTCAATAAATTAGCTAAGATTAATGGTTATGCTGAAAAATTAAATCTAGTTCCTTATGTTTTTTTAAGTGAAGATATAACTCCAGAAGCTGATGCTACTGCTATGACAACAATAAATAACATTCGTTCAATAATTAAATAATATGCCAATTAGCCAACAACGTGTCCTTTGGACAACACCACAATTTTTAAAAGATAATACTGTCGTTAATGACAATGTTGAAGATAATATTCTTCGTAAATGTATTAGTGTAGCTGAAGATAAAGTTATACATCCATTATTAGGTTCACAATTAACGCTTACGATAAGTAATCAGATTCAAGATTATATTGGTTCTAATGTACCAATTCCAGCAGCATATAAAACACTTATTGATGATTATATAGTACCAACTCTTGTTGAATATGCAGTTATTGAATACATTCCATTTACTTATAAATTTAGAAATAAAGGTATTCAACGTCAAACAAGTCCAGAATCGATTCCAGCTGAATTAGATGAATTAATTTATTTAAAACAAAACATCTTATCAACAGCTCAATTCTATGGTGAACGTCTTGTAGCTTTCCTTAGAACAAATAACGCAACATATCCAGAATATTATCAAAATGGTGCTGGTGATATACAACCAGCTAAAGGAGCATATTCATCAAGTATATTTATTCCAGGAGCTAATCGTGGAAATAGATTAGGTCTTGGTTATGATGGTTGTAACGGTCAAGGAATGGGTTACGGAATAAATTATTACATATAAAATAACCATAAATATATGCTACATCAACAAACAATTGTTTTACTAATGAAATTACAAACTTCAATTTTTGCCATATTTGGCATTCTAATGGCATTCTTTGCTCCAATTGCTGGGCTTGTGTTAACCGTTGGCCTTCTTATCTTTGCAGATACTATTCTTGGAATCTATCGTTCTTATAAATTAAAAGAAAAAATTACATCTAGAAAGATGTCACATCTTGTTAGTAAGATGGTTCTTTATCAAGCTGCAATACTTCTTGTTTATTGTGTTGATTTTTTTCTTTTAGGTGAAATGGTTAAGATGCTTACAAGCGTTCCTAACTTTATAACCAAGCTAGCCGCAATTGGTCTATGTGGTATTGAGATTAAATCTTTAAATGAAAGTCTTCAAATGCTTGGTATTAATATATGGGGTAGTCTTAAAGGTATACTTGCAAGAACAAAACAAATAAAAGGAGCGATTGAAGATACCATAGGTAATGGTAATGAAGAAAATATATAATAAAAAAAGGGCCTAAGCCCTTAAATTAATCTTTTATATTGTGAACGAAAGCCGCTGTCCAGCATATTAAATCGCCTTCCAGCTCCAGCACCACCACCAGTAAAACTAGTTCCTCGATTGGTTCCTTTACCAACATATGTATCATTATTTTGTGGAAATTTAGGGTTCTTTGTATTGGTTGGTACATCATCATATGGTATAAGACTGAATACTTCATTCATAACACCATACATAAAATAAGTGGTTTCGCCACTAGTACCTTCAATTTGAACTTGAATAGGTTTATTACCAAATGAACTTACTGGGTCAAGACCACCATAATTTATCTTAGCTGCATCAATCTGAGCGATTTGCTCTTGGGTTAATTGTATTTTTGTATAAGTTTGCATTAGTGTTTTTTATAATAAGATGTTATTAGTTGAGTATTTTGGTGCCAATCCTTCGGTCTCATTCCTTGTATTGCTTGTTTAAGTTCTTTTAAATAACTACATCCAGTTCCTATTGATGATTTTCCTTTAAATGAACAACTTGTTTCTGGACGTTCTAAGCTATCTAATTCTTCAATCTGTATGATTCTATCACTTTTCTCTTTAAGATATGTAAGACGAACAGGAAGTGGGAATCCTTCTAATTGAACAACTACTTGAAAGTTCTCTGAATGAAAGATTTTAAGTCTTTCTTTTTCAGCTAATTTAAAAGCTTCAAGTTTATCGTTAGTATTTGTCATATGCTGTTTTTAATTGATTAAATGCAATTTCATTTTGTTGATAATAATGTTCTCTAAGTATATTTTCATCAATCTCTAATAGATTCTTAACATTAAAGGTAATTGTTTCAACCAAGATTTTTATATTATCTCTATACTTGGCAGCTAATTCAAATTGTTCAGCTTCGATTGACTCGATTAATTGAATATTTTGTTCGATAAGGTTATCAGTAAATTCTTCTGAAAGTCTCATAGCTCTATCTTGCTGATGTTGTTCTAATGTTTTTTTCATTATGCTTTAAAAGGTTTTTTTTCTATTATTTTTCTAGTTGAATTAGCTAATTCAGCTTGTACTTCAGCAACCATCTGAGCTAATTCTTGACGGTCTTTATGGTCTTCGATAATATCAATTACCCATTGTGCTGTGATTTCTGTTGTTGTTGTCATAATTTTGTGTTTTTAATTATTGTTATGTGCTTTATAATAAATATGTAGCTATTTTGAAAAAGCCTGGTTATTATTTATAAACTTTTTATAAGCTATTTCAGCATCTATTTCTTTTTCAAAATAACCAATAAATTTATATTTTTTATTTAAAACAATACCTACTTGATATTTATTTTTGCTTTTATTAAAATAATAACCTTTAACATTAGCTCTAACATTAGCTCTAACTTTACTTGGATTTTTATTATGTGAATTTTCTAATGGCGTAACAATTCTTAAATTAATAATTCTATTATCATCTCTTATTCTATTGATGTGGTCAAAATGCATACCTTCTGGTAATACTTCTTTATATATTGAATACCAAGCAAAATGATGTGATGATAACCAAATGTGTTTATTTTTTAAAGTAATACAAATTCTAATATAACCATCAGAATCTTTAGAGCCTATCTCATTTCCTCTAACACCATATATTTTTCCAGTTTCTTGATTATATGTATACCCTTTTTCTATTGCCAATTGGCATCTTTCTTCTCTTGTCATTTTAATATTTGTATTTAATTTTCATTCTTTCAAAGTATTCAGCTAGTTCAGCTTCTTCATCTTCGTTAGTTATTATCATCACTTCAGCCGCAATACGAGCCTCTGGTTGAATGATTTCTTCTTCAAGGTCTTCTGATACCACTTTAGTTGATGGTGCCTTTAATTCATTATTCTTAGTTTTAGCGAATTCTTTAAATTCTGCCCAGTATTTCTTGATGGTTCTAAGTTTAAATCCTTTACCTAATAAAGCTGATATTGCTTGTTGTGTTATCTTTTCAGTTGAAGACCATTCTTCAATAGCTAAATAAATAGCTGTTTTAGTTTTATTAGTTCTTTTTTCATTCATCATCTTATTTGAGAAAGCACGTCTTTCTTCTTTAGTTAGTGTACAATCTTTTGAATAAACAGTATAGACTAGTGTATTTGGTACTAACTCAATAATACCATCTTTCTCACGTTTCTTAAATATTAATGTAGTTATTTTTCTAATCATATTATCTGTTAATGGTTTAGCTACAAAACGTTTACAACCATTAATTGACCATAAAAATATAACTAGTTCGTCTTGAGTTAGATGTGGATTAAGACCAAGTGTATTAAGACCTATGTTGAAGATTACCTTTTCTAGTAAGTTAGGATGGATATTAGATACCATTTTAATTCTATTGATTAGAACTCCCTCTGGGAAATATTGAAAGTCAGTACCAGTTGTTATAAATTGGTAACCATTATTCGTAATAAATTTGTTTGTTGATTGCATTTGTCATTTTATTCTGCTTTATTGTTAGTTTTCTGCTTTTTAATCTGGTGCAGAAGGTAAGAAGGAGCTACCTTCTCACCAACCAGAGAATCCTTTCATTTAAGATTGGATTCATATATAAATATATGCAATGGTACTTAAAAGATTTTAAAAAAGCAAGTATTTTTAAAATTATTTTAATTTATTATATAAACGGTAAAATATAATGATGAATGGTAATAAATTATAAAAGGTGCATTATCTCGCCATTTATAACTATTATATTTGATATGAAGAAATAGTTTTTCGTTGATATTGTTTTTTTTAAAATGTTTTAATAAAGGTGCATTTCCTTTACATACGTAGTATTATGATACACGAAGTGCACTTTTTTATTTATATAATTGGCGAAGCCTATTTATATTTTATAGTTTACTGTAAACTATCAACTGGCGTAGCCTATATTAATTAGATAATTTATTAAAAAATATTTGGCGAAGCTTATTTATATAAATTAAGCCTACGGCAATATGCTAAGATAATTCTGATAAACCATAAGATAAGAAACAATATCAACAAAGCGTAAGCAATCTTAATCTCAAAGCTAATAAACATAAATGGCAAGAGAGTGCACTTTTAATATAAATAATCTATCTTTTCAAAAATAATATGTACTTTTAACTATTTTAAACTATTTATTATTAAACAAGCATATGGAAACTTTTGAAGAAATACTTAAAGCAAATACAAGATACATAGAAATCATCGCTAACCAATACTTTCAAGATATTGATACTGTTAAAGATTTAGAACAGGTTGGCCGTATTGGCCTATGGACAGCATATCAACGCTATGACCCAACCAAGGAGATTCCATTTATGAAGTATGCTGTTTGGTATATTAAAAAGGAAATGACAAAATTCCTTAGCGAAAATGGAAGAACCATTAGATTACCAAATAACTTGGTATATGATAAAACATTCATACCAACTAAGACTATTAGTCTAGATACTCAAATAAACGAAAATGAAGGCACTCTTAATGACATAATCGGTTCAGAGGTATCAGAGGAAGGAAATGATTATACTAGTCTTAAAACGGCTCTTATGAGCTTAAAAGATAAAGATAGAATACTTATTGAAATGCACTTTGGATTTAAAGATAGAGACCCAATGAGCTTTGCTGCTATCGCCAGAGAATTAGGAACTAGCCGTCAAAATATAGAAGAAAAAATAAAAAGAGTTTTAAAAAAATTAAAGAAAAATGAAAGATTACAAAAAACACAATAACCTTTATAACCAAATTCGCAAACTTGCACCAAAGATACCGTTATATTATAAATTAGAACATCATCAAAAACAAGAAGCTATTAATAATACATTAATAAATCTTCTTAAAAAAGAAGCTGAAGGAAAATTAATCCTGGATGATTATGAACATTATAAAGGATATCTATTTATTACACTTAAGAATGCCATAAGTAGATTCTTACAAGTAAGAAATACCCAACGCTATAAAAATGAACATATATTTATTGAAGATAATTTTACGGAATCTTTTACGGAAATAGAAACCAAGGATAATAAGTTGAATCTCAATCACTTAACACCATTATGGAAAAGCCTTTTCCGATGGTATATGCGGAAATGGACATATAGATATATTTCAAAAGTAACAGGGATACCAGAATCAACAGTATTCACTACATTAAAACGAATAAAAACAGACTTAAGTAAACAAGTATAAACTAAAAAAAGGCCTTACAGGGCCTTTTCTTATTACTTACGTGATTTAAAATCAAGTTGTGGGTTCTCTGAGAGATAATCTTCAAGAGAATAAAATAACAATAATAACAAATCCTTGAAATTATCATCACGTAGTGTTTGTTTTTCTTTAAAGAATATGGTTAATTCTATTGAAAAATATGTATAAGTATTATTAACACGTGTTTTATTAGTTGCACTACCATTAATACTATCAGCATAATCTACTATCTTAATGATAGGCATCCTTGGGTCTAATTTACCCTGTAATAACTGTTTAGATGCATCATCAACCCAAAACTTAAGTATTCGTTCAAAGGTCTTCATTTGAATATTAAGGTCAGTATCATCAATTGGTTTAACCCAACCACCTAGATTAAGATAGAAACATTTACCAAGTTCAGAATTAACAGTACCTAACTTTGTTTTATAACCATTAATATTTTGTATTATTTCACTTCCAACTTTTTGCTTTACTTCTGTAAGATTTTCCATATTTTTTATATATGTGCAAATATACTAACAAAAAAATTAATAATCAAATTATTTTTAAATTATTTTCACTTTTTTCCGAACTTTTACATTTATCTACATATTTATTATAAACAAACAAACAATATGAAAATACAAGATAACAAAATGATTGAAATTAAAGCATTACGTGAACGTATATTCCTTAAGAAATTACTTGACACTCAAGCAAACCTTCAACATATAATCTATACACCTTATGATGGAACAGATAAATATGATGCAACTTGGATACAACTACATACAACACTTAAAACAGCTAGCAAAGTAATAGCTGAAATTAAGGTACGTAATTATCCATTGAAAGCTTATAATGGATGGGTAATCGAAAAAGATAAATATGATTACCTTATGTCACAACCATTTGATAAAAGATTATATATCTGTGTACATTCTGATGGATACCAAGTATGGGACCTAAACAAATGCAAGGAACCAAATTGGAAAGAAACAATTCTACCAAAGAATAATCAAGATATTGATAATGAGAAAATTAAGGTAAATGGTGATTTATTCTCTGAAGATGCTGAAAAAATGGAATGCACAAATAATATCTATATCGTTTTAGCTGAGGCTGAAACAATCTGGAATAAAAGAAATAATAACAAATAACTAATAATAATTAATATGACACATTTAAACAACGATACAGAAAAAGTGATGATAGATATCATCTTTATGCTTAACAAGCTTAAAACAACTCAGAATGAGCTTAAAAAACTAATTGGAAGTGAAGGAAACTATCCAGCTAATCAATCAACCAAATAATATGAAGAAGTTTAAATCCATAACAAAATTTGTTGATTACTGTGAAGAAATTAATGAGAATCACGATGATTCAGTTGAATTTTTCCTTATTAGCACACTTGCTGCAACACTTACCAAAGAAGAATTACTTCTTGATGCTGAAGAAGCATTAAATGAATATTATAAATGGCTTTCGATTGCTGTTGATAGTGAATCATTTTATATTGCTGGTACCATTTTTAATGCAAAAGAGTCTGAAATGGCTCATTATATGGATTTAGGTAAGGCAATCTTAAAGAAAACAATAAAGAAAGACATTATCAACATAGATAAAGCTATCAAATTAAAATTCCTAGGTTACTAATGAAAAGAGATGAAATTTTTAAAGAAATACTTAATAATAAAATTTATGAAAGTATCTTGGTTAAATATTTACCTGTTGAAGATGAACGTAATGAATTTAGACAAGTACTTTGGGTAATGCTTTGTGAAATGAAACCAGAAAGAATTGAAGAATTATGGTTAGAAAATAAATTTTTATACTATTATTGCTCAATCGTTAAAACACAATTAACATCTGGTAAATCTAAATGGTATAAAAAATATAGAAGTTTTGGTAAAAATGCTGATATCTATTCACAAACAAAAGATAAAAGACTTGATGATGTAATCGAACAAATTGATATTGATTATGATAATTATGTTTTAACAAATAAATTAAACCTAGTTGAAATAGCAATACAACACCATCTTCAACGTGACCCTCATCTTAGAGTTGATTTTGACCTATTTAAAATGAAATATAATGATGAATTAACAATGAGAGAAATAAGTGATAAGCTTAATATACCATTAACAAGCGTATTCAAATATGTAAGAAATGCAGAAATATTAATAAAATCACAAATAAACTATAAAAAACAACAAATAAGATGATACTATTACAAATGCTTAGCTTAGCTTGGTGGATGACAAACTTCTCACCATATCAAGATTTCCTTACAAAACACTTAAAACCAAGAATACCTGGATATTTGAGCTATCTTAAAACAACTTTAAGTTGCTTTATGTGTCATTCATTCTGGCTTACCTTAGCGTTTACCCAAGATTTCTTCTTGGCCTGTGGTGCTTCAGCAATTGCTTACACTTATGATAGAATAATGAATGGCATAAAACAATACTTATAATTAACTATACTTACTTATAGATGCCAATAATACCAATTAAACAAAAAATACATATGACAGATAAAAATGAAATGACCCGTGAAGAACTAAATGCATTTAGATATCACAGAACAAAGATAGAATATACTCAATCAGAAGGAATGGATTTAGTTAATCTAGTTCGTAAATTTATTAATGATAGACAAGCAACTTGTTTTAGTTGTGGTAATGCATTAAGAGAAGCTAAAACAGCCGCTAATGAATTTCTAGCAGCATTTGGACCAGAAATTGAAGCAAGACTTCAACTAGAAGAAAATCCAATTGAAATAATACCAGAAATAAAACCAATTACTAATGGCAAAAAAGGAAAAAACAGATAAGGCTCCAAACCTTAAACATATTAAATTTGCTCAACACTATGCAGAAAACGGTAATGCTTCGCAAGCTTACCTTTTTGCGTATCCTGGAGTTACATATGGTAGTGCACGTGAATTAGGTAGTAATCTATTGACGAATGTTGACGTTCAAGCACTTATAGACCAATATAAAGAAGAATTATCAATTAAATTCTCAGTCACCAAAGAAAAAATGATGAAGGAATTAATTGAGGTTGCTGAAGAAGCTAGAGTTGCTGGAAATCTAAACGCATTTAGTAAAATGAAAGAAATGATAATTAAAATGTGTGGTTTCTATGCTCCAGAAAAAATTGAACATACTGGTAATCAACCTATTACGGTTATTAAGATAACTGAAGTTCGAAAGGATGAAGAATAATGGAATTAGATATAAAGGTAACACCTGTATATGGTAAGAACTTGGATGCGATTGAGAATAATTCAATTAGGTTTGTGGTTAATCAAGGAGGAAGTCGTAGTAGTAAGACTTATTCAATATGCCAGATGCTTATTGTCTATGCTTTAACAAATAAAACAACCATATCAATTGTAAGAAAATCATTTCCAGCTTTAAGAGGTTCTGTTATGCGTGACTTCTTTGAAATACTTGATGGCCTTGGTTTATATAATGAAGCTAATCATCATAAGGGTGAAAATCTATATCGTTTTAGTAATGGTAGTACAATCGAATTCTTTTCCGTTGATGATGCACAAAAACTTAGAGGTCGTAAACGACATATACTTTATTGTAATGAAGCCAACGAATTAACATTCGAAGATTTTCAGCAATTGAATATGAGAACTACAAATAAGTTTATTGTAGATTATAACCCATCAGACAATTATAGTTGGGTATATGGCCTATTAGAAAAACCTAATTCAATACTAATCAAATCAACTTATAAGGATAATCCGTTCTTAGAGAAAGATATCATCAAAGAAATAGAGAATCTTATCAACGTTGATGAGGGATATTATAGAGTATATGCATTAGGTGAACAGGCCGTATTAGCTAATACAATCTACACCCATTATAAGATAGAAGACTTTCAACAAGGAGAAGATACCTGGTTTGGATTAGATATTGGATTTAATCACCCTATGGCCCTTGTAGAGATTACAGCTATTGATAGTGTGATTTATGCTAAGGAAAGAATATATGAATCTAATATGACAATCCCAGATTTACTAAAACGATTTAGTGAATTAGGTATTCCAAAAGGAAAAGAAATCTTTGTTGATAGTGCAAGGCCAGATGTTATTGAAGATTTAAGACGAGCTGGCTTCAATGCAAAGCTATCTAATAAATCTGTTAAGGAAGGAATTGATGCGGTTAAAAGTCTTGGTTTAGTAATTGATAAAGGTAGTCATAATCTAATTAAGGAATTACGTAATTATAAATGGAAAAAGATGGGCGACCAAATACTTGATGAACCAGTTAAATTATGGGATGATGCGTGTGATGCATTAAGATATGTTGTATTTCAATATTATCTTAATCATAAAAAACCTAAGAGACGTACTCAATTTATGTAAAAAACGAAAATAAACTAACTAATACTTACTATTAAATAAACAAAAACTATGATTAAATTAAAAATTGATGAACAAGAATTCTTATTAGCTGACGAATGGT